CGTGTTTTTCTTTTTATCATTTTTACTTTTAGGCATTTTAAATTTAACTTAATTACAAAATTTTCACCCTTAGGTTACTGGGGGCGCATATGAGAAAACAACGCTGGCTTATAACGAACCAAAACTGCAAGAGCCTCGACAAAATCAGGGTGATGTCTGAAGCTAGTGGCAAAGTTTAAGATGTTTCCTTCATCAAAATCTAATGTTACCTTCATGCAAATAGCATAGGTGGCTTTCCAAACGTTATCTTGAAAAGTAAACTCAGGTCCAAATGTGCTCGAACAAAAGCTATATAACCCACCATCAGAAGGTTGCGGATTCACGTCTGTCAACGTGTAACCTCTAAGCCTATAACGCCGTATAAAAGCGTCACGCGAATGCTTAGTAAGCTCGATACAGTCATCCCCGCCTGTAACAACGGGGCGACTACCGCATAGTATCGCTAAATACGCTCGTGCTCTGGAGTTTTTAGAGTAAGTCAACAAGGAACCAGACTCAGTGATACACGGTTCAAGAGGGACGAACATAAGTCCATCATCTTGTATATTCACGCGGGTAGCATGAACGACAGCAAGCGCCAAACATAAATAAAAATGTCTGGCATCATGTACTATCTCGTTTATCACGATTCTCTCAGGAGCACCTACAGTTCCCGGTTCTAAATAACACAACCTCATGTTAATCATTCTAGAAAATAAATCCGCAAAGTACAACCTAGGGTCTGATGAATACTCCCATTTTTCAACATCACTGGTAAACATATAAGTGTTACCAGGATCGCGCATATAAGCTGCGCGAAGACGTTCATAAAGTTCTTGAGTTTTCTCAGGAGTGACTAGATCTAGACGAGTAGCCGTAACGAGATCTTTGGTGTCATTTTCATGAGCCAAATTATCACCGAAAGCGATTCTAAACATCATTTGATCAACCACCGACGTGGAACAAACCAATCTAGCAGCTTTACCGGTCTTTCGACTTTCAAATTTCTGATTCAGCATCACGGGGTCGCGAAGATCATTTTTAACATGATACATTGCATCTCTAACGATGCTATCGCGGTCGTAACGATCGCCAAAAATGGTGTTGTCAGTCTTATTACCGAAGTCCTTCCATATCATCATACCGTAATTAACCAATTTAGCAAATCTAACCTGTATGGCATGATCAACCAGAACGCCTTGCTGTTTAAACAAGTCGCCATTACTGGCATGCATTCTGGTGTACGGATAGCCGGGGCTCTTATTGGCTTTAACAGTTGTTTTAAGCCACTCCACCATAGATGGAGCTAAGGAACCATCAGCTTCAATAACACTATGAAGACAGTAG